GAGTATCATCATTTGAGCCTGACTCATGGTTATAAACAAAATTATCTGTTCCAGATATGCCAGAAGCTATTGGTTTGTCGTTTCCATAGTTATCAAGCCAAGCGTATCTTGCTAGGCTACCCATGCTCCAAGTTTGTTCTTCATAGTTGTAAATCACATATTTTGTTATTTCACCACTGCCTTCAGATAGCGATGGATAAAAGAACCAGACCTCTGCAAATTCAGCGTTAAGACCAGCATGACATTTGTAAGCCTGTGAATTGTCAATGTCGTTAAAAACATGGTTTTGTAAACTACAAGGTAGTTTTTGCACAGAGCCTTGATAGATATAAAATCCAGATTGACTCATAAAGAAAACACCATTTGGAGAATTTGCAAAAGCTTTAGGTCCTACTAAACCAACACCTTCATTAATAAGGTTCAAAGAAAAAGTTAAAGGAGGTCCAATGAATTGCATACTGTACAAAGCTGTATCTGTCCAAACAATAATTTCTTGTCTTGTTTTTGTGCCAGCTACAATAGTTGAGCCACTTGATAGTCTCAACGAACCAGCAGTATTTGTTGCTTTTGGCTCAAACTCTAATAAGTTTTCTTGGTCTGAAAAAGTAATCAGCATAGAGTCTACTGCTCCAGTCCTAGCAGTACCTGCGTTATTAATTGGGTCAGAGCCCAGTACAATTAAATGTCTGTCAGTCTCTGATGTCAAAACCTGCAAAGCTTTTGTTGGAACTAAGTTAGCTCCTGCAACTGTTGATAATTCTACAGCTCTTGTATCTAAGCCATTATCTTGCACCCATCTATAAATACCACCTGCTCTTGGATTTATAATCAAATCTTCTCCATAATGGTCATGAGTCCAGAGCCTTAGCTGATTACTTGTTGATAATGGTGAAGTGCTTCCAAAAGTGCCTTCACCCCAAGCACCTACACTCCAACCTGTGCCAGTTAAATATGTATCGGTGCCTACATTTATTTCATATTTACCTACTGTATTAGAACCGCCATTGCCTGTGTCACCTGAAGCAGCTGTAACAGTAACACCGCTTGTGTTTTTAGCTTCTATTGTAAAAGTATTTACATCAACGATTGATGCAATTTGGTAATTTTGATTTAGTACAGCAGAATTTATATTGCCTCCCAAACTTGTTGCTCCACTAAAAGATACAAAATCTCCAGCGTTTGCACCATGTCCTGTTTCTGTTACATTTATTGTTGCATCACCTACTGCAACTCTTGCAAAGGTTACGTCTCCAGCTGCTGTAGTAGCTCTTATTGGTGTGACATCAAAAAAGGCATTACCTTCTCTTATATAATATTTAAGAGTTGTGCCTAAACCTAAGTATCTGGTTCCTTCAGTAGCTGTCCAAGTAATTAGACCTCTTGCTTTACCAAAAAAACTTACTGTTACTGCCTTGACCCATCCACCAATTTTTTCAACAGCATTTTTTCTAAACCTAACAAAATTAGCATCAACCCAGCCACCTTCATTTGAAAGATTGGTCTCTTCTTTATTTACACCAGATTTAAAATTGAATTTTGTTAAAGCCATACATTAAACCTTCTAAAGTAAGAAGTTTAACATGTTGTAAAAACCTTAAGCTAATCTAATGATTGCACCAGTTGCTGTTGGTGAAGGGAAAACAACAGTAAAGTCTCCTGCTGTTGAGGTCTTATCTCCACCAAAATCAATAACTGCCACAGCCTTGTCAGATTGCGTGTCATTATAAATTAAACAACCTCTAGCTGTTACTGTTGCTGTTCCAAAAGTCAAATCTGCAAAATCACAAACTGCTGTCGTGCCTGAAATTGATGGAGTGACACTTGTTAAAGCAGCACCAGCTGCTGTGTAATTAGTGCCACTTGCTTCATTTGAAGTGGTATAAGCTGTAGTACCAGCACCTAAACTAGCACTTGAAGTGTACAAAGCCAGTTTAAAAGTATGTCCTGAACTCGCAGTAAAATTATGAGTTCCAACTAAAAGTTCTTGTTTAAAACTTGTAGCTATCGCTGATGTTATTGCCATATCAAAGCTCCTTAATAATTTTAGCCATGTCACCATGACCTTGTTTATTAAGCAAGTTTACCACAGTTGTTCTGTCAGAAGATATACCGCTTTTGATTGCTAGTAGTATCACAGTATAGACATGATTGCGAAAAGCATAAGCTTGTTGTTTGACATGCTCAGGTGCATTTTCAGATATTTCGCATATCTTTTTTGTAGCTTGTTCTGCCCAAAATTCAGGGTCATGACCCTTATTATGAGTTGTATGTACGCTTATTTTTCCTAGTTCAAAAAGAGAGTCTGACATTATCCTTTATATGGTTCTGGTGGTTTTGGAGGTTCTTTTATCAAAGACATGTTTTCTTCTTTTAAAACCTCATTGATTTTTGAATTTTTTTCTATCACCCACTTATCTTCTAAAGGCACTGCAACATAAGGGTCTTCTAATCTGTGATAACCATAAAGCCTTTCTGTTATAGGCACATTTGCATCTAGCAGACCGCTTCTTGGGCTCACCCCAATTTTCATACCGCCATCCATTGTTTTTGCACACCAAAATTCTACACAAGCTCTGCCAGCTTCTGCTAAGTGCATATTATTAGAATAAGAAAAATCAATACCATAAAGCTCAAGAGTATCGACTTCGTTATAGAAAGCAAAAGCTATTGCATAGGCTACAGTATTATTGAAGTAAGCACTTTTTGTGTGATTACATACTTCTTCTAATGGATAAAGCTCTGCACTTGGTACTCTGTCATCAAGTTCACATGTATATACAGGCACAGACAAGTCAGGCAAAATTCTTCTTAACACTTTGGTTTGTTTACCTGCATCTTCAGTATCAAAAAATCTACTAGGAGGGTCCATCATAAAAACTCTGTCGCAATTAAATACTCCACAAACAGAATTTATTCCCCAAACTTCATCCCATTCTTTGCTGTTTTCAGCACCAATAACAAAATCAATTTGTGAAACACCCAAGCCTAAAAGGGCAACCTTTGCACCCTTAAGTTTTTCTATTTTCATTAAGTAACTCCAATTCTCAAAGAGTCGTATCTGTACTCATCTTTCACTTTTCTACCTTCTGAAAGATTTTTCATTCTACTGACTGCTTCCTTAAATCTCGCTTCGTAGGAAGCAATGACTTCAGGAGACTCTTTAAGAAAAGACGCACCTTCAACAAGACAGCCCATGAGTAAGGCATCTGGATAATCTTTTGAAAGTATTGTCTGTCCACTATCACTTCCACTCGCTAACGAGGCTGGTTTATGTAAATAATGCAATTCTATAGAAAAATTTGCATTAGGTACAGGAGCCAAAGAAAAAGATTGGTCAGAGAACAAAGCATAATATCTAGGCACTCCTGTAGATGTTGAGTTAGGTGCAAACTCTTTTAAAAAAGAAGGATGCTTGTAATCCAAAAAACTATAATTACCATTATTTATCAAAGCTAAGCTCATAGGTGCAAAAAAATCAGAGGGCGTTGCTAAAAAACGATTACCTGAAGTTAAATTACCTGTCACATTTTTTCTTTGTTGTGGCAAAGATACTAATTGAAATATTCTATCTTCTGCAATTCTTATAATGTCATTAAGATTATTTACAAATTTAGTCTCGTCTGACTCTAAATAATCTTGTATTGAACTTTTTAAGGATGCTTTTGTAAAACTCATAATTAATTATAACACCAATTATGGTGTGTTAGCCTGTGCACCCATACCAGAATGGTTTGTACAATAATAGTATAAAGTTGGAGCACCAACAGCCACAGTAATTTGTGTGTAAGCTCCTGCACTGCCCGGAGTTCCATTTGTAGTAACCCCTGTAGTGTATTCGCTTCCACCGCCATGAGTACCATTAGCTGTCGTTGAAAATCTCAAAGGATGACCTGAATTACTTGAGTTAGATTGGTCAAACCTATATGTATTCCCTTCTGACAAATTAAGAGTTGGGGTTACAACTCCATTAATATAATATTTATTTCCTCCTCCATAAGGAGCTACAGAAACTAAATAAGTAAGTACATTAGAATTTACTATAGAGTCACCTAAAAAACTTGTTACAGCTAAAGAAGCTAAGGTATGACTAGAACTAGAACTTATTGTTGGCTCAGTCTCATTAATAAATAAATTTCCTATCTGTGCAGCCACATTCAAAGATACAGCTGGAGAGCCTAACTTGCCTTTGCCTACATTTGTATAAACAGAAAAAAATTTATTATCATCACTTGTATCAGGTCTTGCATTTTTTATAGCCTGAGCATCAAGAGCTATAGGTCTCCTGTCTAGTTGTGGGTGCTTTGCATCATATTGGTCAGGACCGACTAACTTGCCATCCCAAGTCATTTTCATTTCTTTAAGCTTGTATCTGAAACCAGTTATATCGCAAATGCCATAAGCATTTTTGTTACTAGCAAATTTACCCATCTTACCAAAATTGTTTACAGTATCTGTAATATGCCTGTATAGCTTTACCTATATTTTGTACGTTTTTATTTATAGCTCTATTTGTATCAGGAAGTATAGCTTTTAATAAAGCTTTACCAACTACTAATGCAAATATTATCCATAAAAATACTTCCATTATTACCTCACTTAGCTGAATTGTAACTTCGTAAATCAGGAGCTATATTATAAGAAGACCTATCTTGGTCTTGTGATGTAGCTCTTTCAAACTCCTCTTCATAAATTTGTTTTAACAAAACAGTCCTTTCAGGAGCTCTTTTCATAGAAATGTAATATGCCAAACCAGCTGCTAAACAAGGATAAAACCTAAAAGGCATTTCTAAAGTATCAGCTCCAGCATCTGCATCATCCATTCTTGTTAAAACATTCATGTGCAGTGTATATGTACTTGACACATCAGGTGTTGGGTACAAAGTTATGTTTGGTGTTATTTGTTTATCAACGAAATATTGTGATGGCTTAGCAGTGGTGCCCTTGTTAGATAAACCAGCATACTGTGACCTACTTATTTTTGCTAAGGGTAAATCAGTATTTTGATTATTTGTGGTTTCTCTAACAAAAGCATCCAATACATCAATAGTTGCAGTGCCATCTGTAGAGTCTATTGTATAAGTAGCTGTGCCTTGCACCAAAGCAACAGTTTTTTCAGTAACTGTCCATTGGTTTAAGCCTCTATTTGACCATTCTGCTAACAACAAGTTAAGGCTTCTTCTGGCTGTTTTTAAATCATAACCAGTTCTTAACTCTATGCCGCAGCGTTCAAAAGCTTCTTCTACAAACTCTG